AGACCTACTCGAAACCTCGGCTCATTGCCGCGGAACCGAGTGAGAACATGTGGTGCCAGCAGAATTGCTGGAACTACTTCTCTCAGCGATGCAGAGACACTTGGATTGATCAGTTTGTTCGCTTCCGCGATCAAACTCTCAACCAAGAACTTTGCAAAACTGGCTCTTTGGATGGCACGTTGGCTACCGTTGATTTATCAGCGGCTAGTGACCGTGTTACCTGTCACGCGGTAGGCCAGATGTTTCGGAGTAATCCGAAGCTTCTGAGATGTCTACGCGCGTTTCGTACCCCTTGGGTCGGACAGACTCTGACGCAAAAAGCGCCAGCGAAAATCCGGCTGAGAAAATTCTCAACAATGGGTAACGCCTGCACCTTTCCGGTCGAGTCCCTGCTCTTCTTTTGCATTGCCGTTGCCTCGGTGTTGGTACACCGCGGTAAGCGTCTCTGCATGAAAGAGGTCGAGACTCTAGTAGGAGAGGTGGCCGTCTTCGGTGATGACGTTGTCATCCCCGTTGACAGTCGGGAGCTGTTTGTAGAAGCCCTTGAGATCTTAGATTTCAAGGTCAACACAGGTAAGTCTTTCTGGACTGGGAAGTTCAGAGAGTCTTGCGGTGTTGATTCCTTTAACGGGGTCACTGTGACTCCCGCTTATTGGAAAACCTTCTACGACGGCGGACCAGAGTCGTTAGCAAGCGTGGTCGAGACGCGCAATAACTTCTACCAAAAGTTCTTGCTGCGTACCTCGTCTTATCTTGCGTCGACACTACCTAGGCTTTTGGCCAATGTAGCTCAACACTCTGGTGCCTTCGGTCTGAAGACTCGTTTACCTGTGGCGAATCCCTCACTCCGTGAGAGATATAACGACCACTTGCAACGTTTCGAGATCCGTACTTTGACGCTTATCGCGTCTCAGTCAAGATCGCCGACCGAAGACGACACTGCATTACTTCAGTTCTTCACTGAAGATCCGGGTCCTGGAATTCCATGGACTCACGGAGTACTGCAGCGACCGAGGCTTCAGGTGAAGCCTCGGTGGGTATCGTATACCGATCTGGCCGCTCAGGCCAAAGGGTATTCGAGGGAGTTCTAAATGATGGCTAACTTGAACAGCACACGTGCATTGCACGTGGAATTCCGAC